ATCATTGGCCGCGCGCTTTCGCCCTCGACGTCGGATGGAACCGAACCGCAGCGACATGGGGCGCGTGGAACCGGGACAACGATACAGTCTACATCTACGACGAGTATTATGGCGCGGAATCGCCGCCGCAGGTTCATGCCGACGCGATACGAGCTAGGGGCGCGTGGATGCCAGGGGTGATTGATCCCGCCGCCAGAGGCCGCGCACAGCGCGACGGCGTGGCGCTGATGGATGAATACACGTCGATGGGGCTGGATCTGCAAACGGCCATCAACGAGGTCGAGGCCGGTCTGTTCGCGGTCTACAGACGGCTGATTTCCGGCCGCTTGAAAGTCTTCACAACCTGCACCAACCTTCGCTCCGAACGACGCCTATACAGACGCGATGACAAGGGTAAGGTTGTGAAAGAGCGAGATCACCTGATGGACGCCGAGCGATACCTGATCATGTCTGGAATGGCGCGAGGAACAACGGCGCCTATGGAGCCCGGCGACTATGAAGCGCCGCGCGGACGCTCGACGGCGACGGGCTATTGAGGTGAGCGACATCTACGACGATGATCTGACGACGGCAGAGGATCAGAGTGTCTTCGATGTGCCCGAAGCCTCCGAACCCGTGAGGAGGCTTTACGAGCTGGCGCAAGAGCCCGGAGACATCTCGCACCTGCTGGACGCGACCACCCTGGCCCAACTCGGCTCCCGCGTGGTGGAGGACTATGACCTCGACAAGGCTTCGCGCAAGGACTGGGAAGACCGCGCCAATCGCGCCCTGGATCGGGCCGCGCAGGAGAAAATGGAGGCCAAGACCTATCCGTGGGATAGCGCATCGAACATCAGCTATCCGATGCTCACCACGGCGGCGCTGCAATTTGCGGCCCGGGCCTACCCAGCCATCATCAAGAATGACGAGGCGGTTCAGGTCAAGGTTTTTGGCACTCCCCCAGAAGGTCCGGCGCCCGACGTTCAAGCCGCCGCCGCGCAAGGAGATCCGAGGGCGGAACAATTGATCATGGGCGCCCGCGCCGCAACAGCGCGCCACACCGCCAAGAAAGATCGCGCCAAGCGGGTTGGCGACTATCTGAATTACAAAATATTCTACGAACTGACGGACTGGGAAGGTGACACGGACAGTCTTCTTCACCAGGTGCCGATTGTCGGCCTGGGATATCGGAAGGTCTGGCGAGATGATGATGTAGGGATGTGCCGCGCGGCCTATGTCTCTGCCATGCGCTTGGTGGTTAATCAGGATGCGCGCACGCTGGAGACTGCACCTCGCATCACGGAGGAAATCCCGGACGTCTACCCATACCAGATCACGGGTCGCATCCGATCCGGCGTCTATCGCGATGTCGTCCTGCCGGCGATGGCAGAAGATGACCAAGCCCCGCGCCTGCTTCTAGAGCAGCACCGGATGCATGATCTCGACGGCGACGGCCTTGAGGAGCCCTACGTCGTCACGGTGGACCGCGAGACGAGGCAGGTGCTGAGGATTGAGGCGGCGTTCACCACGGATGGCGTCAAGATGGGTGGCGAGGAAGGCAGTGAGCGTGTTGTCGGCTTTCATCGCTGGATGCCATACACGAAATACGAGTTCTTACCGGACCTGAAGGGGCGATTCCACAGCATTGGTTTTGGTCATCTACTCGACCAGCTTACCGAGGTCGTGAACACCTCGATCAACCAGATGATTGACGCGGGCCATGCTCAAGTCGCCGGTGGAGGTTTTATCTCGGGTGGGATGAGGCTGCAAAGCGCGGGCAAGACGACGACGCTTCGTTTCCGCCCTGGAGAATATAAGGTGGTGAATGTGCCGCCCGGGCAGATCAGCGGATCGATCTATGAGCGCCCGTTCCCGGCGCCGTCGCCAGTGTTGTTTCAAATCCTGGATTTGATGCTCGGAGCCGCGAGGGACATCACATCGACCAAGGATGTCTTGACTGGCGAGGCAAATTCCACTGCCCCGGTCGGAACCACGTTGGCGCTGATTGAGCAGGGCCTGCAGGTCTTCTCGTCGATCTACAAGCGGATATATCGCGGCCTCAAGCACGAGTTTGTGGCACTGTACGAGCTGACGGCTTTGTATGGAGATGCGAACGACTATATCGAAGTGCTGGATGATCCAGCCGCCGACTTCGCCGCCGACTTCGCGCAGCAAGGCAAGGACATCCTGCCGATATCGGACCCATCGGTCAGCACCAAGATGCAGGCGATGGGTAAGGCCCAGCTGATTATGCAGATGATGGGCAAGGGCGGCAACGACCGAGCTATTCTCAAGCGGGCGCTAGAGGCGTTCGAGATTGACGATCCTGAGGAACTGTTGCCTCCCCCCGCCACCGCGCCAGAGCCGGGGCCGGACGTGATCGCGAAGGCCAAGCGCGACCTTGCGAGCGCGAAAAAGGACGATGCGACGGCGGAAAAGACCAAAGTCGAAACCGTAGAGATCATCGCGAGAAACACCTATGGCGCCGAGCCGGGACGATTTTCAGATATGGGCGGACAGCCCAGTGACCCGATGGGTGATGTTGGCGGTGAGCAAGGCGTCGGAGGCCCAGAAGGCGGAATGGATGAGCCATTCATGGGAAGCGGGCCAGTCAGACCAGCTTACCCTATGTGAGCTGAGAACCCGGGCGGATGCTTATCGCGCGCTGATCGAGACAACCTATGAGAGGTACTGTGAACTCAACGACGACGATCCCCGATCTGAGTGACTGCAAACCGGGCTTTGATCCGGTCGAGTATAAGGTTCTGGTTGCGCCCGAAGAGCTTCGTAAGGTGACCGCCGGTGGCATCCATCTGCCGGAAGCCACTCACGAAACCGAAGAACTGGCGCAAGTGCGAGGGCTTCTCGTATCCGCGTCACCGCTAGCGTTCAATTTTGACGCATGGCCGGATGACGCGCCGCCGCGTCCGAAGCCCGGCGATCACGTCATCTTCGGGAGGTATGCCGGAACCCTCCTTAAGGGCGACGATGGTCGCGACTATCGCCTCATGCACGACAAGGACATATGCGCCGTCGTGCGCCGCTGATGCCGACCGGCCTATGAAGGCCACAACCCAGAGAGAATCAATGGCCGAAGCCATCGCCGACACCCAAGACGTCGAACCGCAAACCGAGCTTGAGCCTGATGCCGTTGTGGCCGAAGGCGCTCAGGATGAAACCGAACCAGAAGCACCACTCACCGTCGAAGCCCTGGCCTCTGATCTCGGGTGGAAGCCGGAGTCGGAGTGGAAAGGTTCGAAGGATAAGTGGACCCCAGCAGCCGACTTCCTTCGCAGCAAGGTGGACAAGTCCGACCGTCTGGCCTCCGAGATTCGCGACGTCAGAGATACTGTCGGGCGCATCTCCAGAACGACCGCAGCGATCACGGACCGGGCGGTTCGCGAGGAGCGCGAACGGTGGGAGCAGCAGTTCCGAGATGCGACGGCTGCGGGCGATGAGCAGGCGGCTTGGCAGGCCGCTCAGGAACTGCACCGCGTTCCGGCTGCGCGGGAGGATGCGGACCAGGTGTTTGAAGCATGGCGCGCCCGCAATCCGTGGTTTGACACCGATCCCGAGGCGCGGGCCTATGTTTACGGCCTTGGCGAGATCAACAAGGGCAAGCCGGCTGAGGAACAGACGCGACTGGTGGACGAAGCCGTTCGCAAGCGCTTCCCGGAACTGTTCGATGAACCGGCCCCAAGAGGGCGCGCCGCGCCTCGTGCTCCGGCGGTCAATGCTCCGGCATCAAGGGCGGTCAGAAGCGCGCCGCGTGGCAGGTCCGAGGCAGATTTGCCGGCCGAAGCGCGGAAGGCCGGAGAGGACTTTGTTCGGCGAGGGCGTGTGAACAGCCTTGCGGAATACGCAAAATTGTACTTTGAGGAGAACGCCTGATGGGCGATGATACCGCGAGAACCCGCCAGACGCGGGAAGAAGAGACACAGGCGCAGAGGCGTCGCCGCCAGCCGGGCACCATCGACAGGATGGATGAACTGACGCTGGCTATCCCAGAGCGGGTCACGACCGAAAACCCAGACCACACGTTCCGATGGGCGCTGGACGATCCAAAGCGCATTCACGGCTTGACCGTGAAAGACGACTGGGACCGGGTTGAAGGCGTCGAGCCCATCCCTGACCACGTCGGTAAAACCGGCAAGCAGGTCAGTCTCGTGCTGCTGAAGAAACGCCGCGACTTCTGGGAAGAAGACCAGAGGGCGAAGGCCGCCATCCTGAAAGAGCAGGAGCGGGCCATGTTGCGATCCAAGGCAAGCGATCCTCAAGACGACCGCCCGGAGGCCGTGTCTTACGTTCCCGACGGCAATCGCATCAACACGGGCTTTGCGCCCTAAAAGGATAATCCAATGGCAAACGCTGACAGCGCCTTCGGCTTCCGGCCGGTAGGCGCCAACGGCGGCAGCTATCGCGGGCGAGTGACGGAATACTACGTCCCTGCGTCCGATGGCACCGCCCTATTCACCGGCGATCCGGTGATCATCGCAGGCTCCGGCGACGCCGCCGGGGTTCCGAGCATCACCCGCGCCACCGCTGGCTCTGCGGGCCGTGTGACCGGCGTCGTGGTGGGCTTTCGCCCGTCCGCGACCATCCGGGCCAACGGCTATCGCCTCGCCTCCACCGCCGAATATGTGCTGGTGGCGGACGATCCGCAACTGACGTGCGAGTGTCAGGACGACTCGGTTGGCGGCGCCCTAGCCGTTACCGACATCGGCCTGAATGCGGACATGATCGCCGCTGCCGGCAGCACCGCGAACAAGCTCTCCGGCTTCATGCTGGACACTTCCACCAAGGCCACGACCGCCACCCTGCAACTGCGCATTCTGGGCATTGTCCAGCGCGCGGATGTGGAGATCGGCACGACGACCAAGGTGCTGGTGCGTTTCAACCTGCCCACTGAGACCGGCGCTGCCGGCTCCACCGGCGTCTAAGGAGGAGTTGAGATATGACCATCACTCGTTCCGCTCACCCTTCGGCGTTGTGGCCCGGCGTGAAAGCGTGGTTCGGCAAGTCCTATGAGGAATTGCCGGCAGAATGGTCCCGCGTGTTCGAGCAGGACACGTCGGACAAGTATGCTGAGGAGCTGGTCGAAACGACCGGCTTCGGCCTCGCCCCGGTCAAAGCCGAAGGCGCGGCGATCAGCTACGACACCGATGGGGAGGGCTACAAGTCCACCCTGACGCATGTCGTCTACGGCCTCGGCTACATCGTCACCGAGGAGGAGCTTGAAGACAACCAGTACAAGGAAGTCTCCGAGCGCCGTGCTCGCGCCCTGGCCTTCTCCATGCGGTCAACGGCGGAACAGGTTCATGCCAACTACCTGACCAACGGCTTCTCGGCGGCTGGCGGCGATGGCGTGGCGCTGTTCTCGGCATCGCACCCTACCCGGTCTGGCAATCAGTCCAACCTCCTGACCGCTGCCGATATTTCGGAATCGGGAATGGAGGACGGGCTGAAGGTGATCCGCAAGGCGAAGAACAATCGTGGCCTCTACGTCGGCCTCAACGTGAAGCGCTTGGTCATTCACCCCGACGACGTGTTCACGGTAACCCGCATCCTTGAATCGGCGCTGCGGCAAGGCACGGCGAACAACGACATCAACGCTATCAAGGCGTTGGGGAAGATTCCAGAAGTGGTCGAGATGACCCGATTGTCGGACACTGACAGTTGGTATCTGCAAACGACCGCGCCAGAGGGTCTGAAATCCATGTGGCGCCGCAAGGTGTCGCTGGAGAAGGACAAGGAGTTCGACACCTCGAACGCCAAGTCCAAGGCCACCATGCGCTTTGCCGTGGGGTCGGGCGACTGGCGCTCGGTCTACGCCAGCGCCGGCGCCTAAGGCGATATGAGCCGCATCGGCATGGACACGTCGGAAACACCCGGCATCTGTGATCGGTGCGGCTTTCGCTATCCCTTGCGCGTGCTGCGCAAGGAATGGTCTGGCCTGATGGTCTGCCCAGACGACTATGATCCCAAGCCCTACAATCTGTCGCCGCCGCGCATCTACCCCGAGGGTATGGCAATCGCCAACGCGCGACCCGAGCCGCCTGACGTCATTCTCGGCGACAATGACGTTCAACCCGAGGATCTGTGAATGGCGACGTCCGGCGTGATCACGGGAACCATGACTGCCGGCGAGGTAATCGCGGCGGCCTGTGATATGATTGGCCTTCGCCAACTCGGCGACCAGATTGACGGCAACGAGGCTGCGGTCTGTCTCCGGCACCTCACGTGGATGCTGAAGACGTGGCAGGTTGACCTTCCGGCCCATGGATGGCGGTCGGTTGAGGTCAGTTGGACCCACCCAGCCGCGACGGCGAGCGTCACGCTTTCGCCAAAATATATGAACGTCATTTCCGCCCGGCGGCGGGTGTCCGGTATCGACACGCCGCTTTGGCCGCTCAGCGTCGATGAATACAACGAGCGTCCGAACAAGTCGCAGGCCGGAACGCCGACGAGCTACATGGTCCGCAAGACCTTGGCGTCACTGTCGGTGAGTGTGTGGCCCGTGCCAGCCACCGACACGACCATCTACGCCGAGGCGGCCAGGGTGATTGAGGACGTGACGTCGTTGACCCAAACCCTGGATGTGCCGCAGGAGTGGCTTGAGACGATTTACACCTGCTTGGCCGCTCGCATAGCAGCCCCGCTCCAGGTCGCAATTTCGGCGGATATCCAACAGCAGGCTCTGAACCTCTATGACCGGCTGAAAACCTTCGACGGCGAAGGCGCTTCGATCATCATGACGGCGTCGGTATAGGACCGCTTATGACCCTGCAATATTCCACAACGGTGCGGAACGCCAAGCTCGACGCTGTCGAGACGGCGATTGGCGCGACGCCAATTCTGACCATCCGCTCGGGCGCTGTTCCGGCCAACTGCGCGGCGACCAACAGCGGCACGGTGCTGGCGACGGTTAATCTGCCGTCAGACTGGATGGCGGCGGCGTCGGGCGGGAAAGCCCA